GAGTACCAGCACCAAGTCCTGGCCTGCAGCTCTAAAATCTCCACTTACCTGGATACTAACCTGGCCGGGGTTTAACCCTGAGACATTGGGCACCCTTACGCCTCCGGCTGAGAAGCCTCCGAGGCTGGGCGAAGTGGGTGCGGCCACGCCGCCTAAGCCCAGTACGCTTTTAAGTATGCCGCCTACGCCGGAGCCAGCCACGGCACCTACTGCTGCAGCGGATCCGCCCGTAACCGCGTTAAGTATGGCTGAGAGTATGGCCGCCTTTACGATAGCCGCGCCTATCTGGATAACCAGACGCCGGAAGAAATTACCCAAAGACTGCACCACGTTCTGCCCGCTCTCCAGCGCGCTAAATGCGGAGTCTATAGCAGGCCCCAGCGTCTGGCTGAAGGCGTCCGTAACTTCGGCTACTTTCTGGCGCGTCAGCTCCAGGTTTGCTATAGATTCCTGAGCCACCGGCCCCGGCACGATACTAATTTTCCCGGATACCTTGCCCTGCGTCTTTACGGCTTCCTCCAGCCCTATGTCGCGCATGCTTTCGTACAGTGCACGCCAGCGCTTTGCAGCCTCTTCGCGGTCCAGCTGCAGCAGCGGCGTAAATTCGATAGTACCGGCAGCTGTTCTGCCTGTGTTAAACTCGTCTGCTATTTGCCCCAGCTGGAGCTCCAGGTTACGTTTGAGCTGCTGCACCGTCTGCGGGTCAGCCTCTCCGATCAGTTTTATGTTTGTCGAGGTTATAGCTATAGCGTCTTTTAGCTGCTTATAGCGCTCGGTTAACGTGCCTACGCTCTTTAGCTCCAGCTCGTATCCGGCTACGCGCGCCTGTAGGCGTTGCTTCTCTTCTGCCTGGGCAGCCTTTAGCGCGGCTTCCCGTTTGCGGTTCTCTTCGTCCAGCTTACGCTGCGCTTCTATATCTCTCTCCGCCTGTGTCTTACCGCCCAGTGCGCCGGCGCCAGCCTGCTGCGCAAACTGCTGCGACTTCGTAAAGAGCGCATTTATTTGCGCGTTCAGCTCGTCTTTCTGTTTGCGGATCTGGTTAACCTGGTTCTGCGCCTGCTGCAGCTCTTTTTCGAGTACACCGGTCTGCGTCTGTACGACGTTACCGCCCAGGGTAATGGCCGAAGCTCCGCCGGATGAATTACGCAGTTTTTCCTGTGCGGTCTGCAGCTTAGCGGTGGCCGCCTCTTCCTGTGTAAGCAGGTCGAGGTACTGCCCGCTGAGCTCGCCGGCTTTGGCTACTGCTGCCTGAGCTAATGCTTTATTGCGGAGGGCTTCTATTACCAGGTTTGTACTGGCCAGCAGCTTACCGTTCAGTACGTCTTCGTCTGAGAGCCCCTGCAGGTAGGGGCCGTACAGTCTGCGGAGCTCTTCGATAGCGTCTTTGCGGACGCCCAAAGCTAGCGCGCTGTTAGCCGCTGTCTGCTCCAAAAACTGGAAGCGGGCTATTTCTACGCCCGCGGCTTTATTAGCGTCCTCAGTGGCGGACCGCAGGGCTTTCTGTGCGCCGGTCAGTTTCTCCGTGCGTGTAGCCAGGGCGTCCAGTGCGGCGCCTACAGATCCGTATTTTTGCACCAGGCTGGTAAGCAGTGAGATAACGCCGCCCACGGCAAAAGCCAGACCGGCGGGGCCTATGAGAGAGCCCGCCAGCGCCTTGAGTGCGTTAAGAGGTCCGCCTGCAGTCCTGGAGAGCGCGCCCAGTTGATCCGCTACTATGGGCAGGTTATTCTGGATAGCAATAAAACCAAACGGCAGATCTCGGGCCACCTGCCCCAGTGAATTAAGCGCCGGCGTCGCGTCCCTGGCTCGGTCTGCGACATTGGTAAGCACTTTGCCGGTTTTATCTACCTGCTGGCCGAAGTCGTTAAAGCCTGTGCGCCCTACGTTCTTTACGGTCTCAATTACCTTTTTGGTGCGCTCAATTTCTTTATTGAGCTCCACGAAGTCCTTACCGGTCTTAGTCCGGGCAGTCTTTCCCAGGTCGACCAGCTCTTTCTCCAGCTGGTCTATGCTCTTTGTAATTTCTACGATGTCCCCGCCTATCTTTATTTTAATGCCTTCCTCTAACATGCGGTAATTTTTAAATGTTATGGCCCTCTGCTCTCAGCCGGTCTACCTCGTCCATGATAGCGTCCAGGTCCAGTCCGTCCAGGGCGTCCGTATCTCCGGGCAGCTTAAAGAGCTCTTCCGGAGAGCTGGGCACCTTTTTGGGGTCTCCCAACATGCGCACTACCGAGAAGACTATAAGCCGGGTTTGTTGCCACTGGTCTACCTCTTTGATCCGGTAGAAGTGGTTAGCCAGCAGTATGTCCGCTACGGTTGCGTCGCAGTAGTCGCTGAGGCTCCAGCCGAGCTTTCCGAGGGCAAAGCCTCTGAGGTGCTCCCAGCCTTCGGGTCTGGTGAGGTCGAGAGGTTCTGCTTCTGGTGTTCCATCTTTTTTTTTACTCCGTCCAGGCTCTTTGCCAAGTTCTGCTCCAGCATTTTTACGCTCTTACTGTCTTCGTAGCAGCGCACGATCTGGTTAAACAGTTCCTGGCTAGTCTCGTCGTAAAATTTGTCGTCTACCCAGTCCGCTACCTGCTCGTAGTCCACGTCCATGTCCACCTTTTTGTGCCGGTGCCAGTTGTACAGGCCCCAGTAGATAATCGTGGCCACCATTTCGCTGCTGTATACTCCCGAAGTAGCGACGCCCAGCGCGTACAGCTCTGTAAAAATGTTTTCCGCGGCGAGCGCGCCAAACTTCAGGGCTCGGGTCTTCCCGAGTATTTCCGCTTGTATGTATCCTCCAGTCATAGTTAAAGTTTAAAGGCTACCGGTTAGGGCGCCACTACTGTAATAGCTCCGGTGCTGTTCAGGGTCAGGTTAAACGCCAGGCTGCGCGTGGTCTCTTTCGTTACGGTAACGTTTGAGAAGTACGCAGTATAGCTGCTATAGTACACCTCGCCAGCAGTAAGGCTCAGGGCCGCGTCTGCAGGGCTTTCGATGTACACTATAACACTGTCGCCGTTAGCGGCAGCTTCGCGGCAGTCCTGCAGGCTAAACTCGCCTACCGCTGGGTTTTTCTTAACCACCAGGGTAGCCGTGAAAGTCGCACCAGGCGCGCCGGGGCTGGTAATCTTGCCGCAGTCTGTTTCCTGCTCGTCAATGGGAATATCTAACGAGTCCTCGAAGTTTTGGAGACATACGCCAGATTTCTTAGTCGTGCCTCCGTCAAAGCTCAGTTTAAAGGGCACGAGCTTGCCCGCGATTTCGCTCATGTAATTTGTGTTAAATGGTTATTAATGCGTAAAAGTTTGCGCTGTATCTGTACTGGTCCGTCCTCGTCGCGCAGGTATCCGGGCGACGTTACGGTGCGGATCATTACTTGAAAGTTTGACGTTAACCGGTCTACGTACGGATCCGGAAAGAGCACCTGCAAAACACTGTTAGCTATCTCGTCCACGGCGTCCCGGTTATTTCGCATATTGGCTTTAGTCACTATGTCCAGGGTTACCGTTACCTCGTGGTTAAAGCTGTTATCTGTGCCCACGTCTGAGCTGTCCATGCTGGCCAGTACTATGTAGTTTTCCGGCACAGACTCGAAGGGCTCCGCGTCGTAAAACGGCACAGACTTGCCCGCGTAGGTAATGGACGCCAGAAGCGTACTGTATAGATCCCTTATGTCTTTGCCGTGGTCTCTCATTTTTTCTTTAATGCTTTTTTGAGCTCTGCCAGCAGCCTGCGCTTCAGCTTCTCTTTCTCTTCGTTATACGCCGGGAAGAGAAACGGACGCGGCGCTATGCCCCTGGTTACTATCGAGCGCGCTATGGTGTAAGCCAGTGCCAGGTCGTCTGCCGTCTGGTCCACTTTACGCACCCTGAGCTTACCTTTATTTTTCCCGCTCTTTATTGCAGTCTGCTGCACGTCTTTGGCCTTTATACCGTTGCGCTTCATCCACTCATAGATCCGGCGCACCAGCTGCTTAAAGTTCCCGCTGCCTGCGCGCTTACCCTTAAACTGGGCAGCGTAGGCTTCGAGTCCTGGCGGTATCTGCGCACGCTTCCCTGTACCGAACTCGATATAGGGCGCGTAAAACGCGTTAGCCACCACTTCCCACTGCAGGGCCGTATCCTGGCGGGCTTTGATACTCCCGGCCAGACCGGCGCCGCCTGTGTCTTTAGGCACTCGCTGCACTGCTTTACGTTCAATGATCTGCGAGGTGTTAGCTATCTCAGCTGCCAGCACTCCGCGCATGTCCTGCTTTAGTGCTACCAGCCGTTTTATGACTGTCTTTAGCCCTCCCTCGTCTATGTAGAAGCCCTGCGCCATTACAGTACTACTGCCATGTAACGGTTAGCGGCCAATACTTGCCAGTCCGGGTAATTGGTCACCTCTTCCTGCGCCTCAAACCTTATACCTCTGTTTTGATAGATCCACGCCACCAGGCGCAGTATGTCTTCCCGGATCCCCGGAGGGAGCGGGTCGTAGCCAGCTGTATAGCTCACCTCGTACACGCCTGGCGCCCTGAAGAGTATACGCCCGTTTTTCACCTGGTACCCTTCGCCGCTCGTTAGGGCTGTGTCCTCTGAAAACTGCCCCACTTCCTTTACTTCCGTAACGGCTGTTACGGGTCCGTACGGAAGTGCGTAATAGCTCAGCGTGCCTATCTCCAGCATTGCCTTATAGCCCTTTGGGGCGAAGCTAACGCCGGCGTAGCGCTCGAGCATTT